CTATAACATTTTCTCGTAAAAATATTTATATTAGAGATGATTACACATGTCAGTATTGTAATAAAAAATACGATGAAAAATTATTAACCTATGATCACGTAATACCAAAATCAAAATGGAATTATAGTTCATCCCCAACTAGTTGGACAAACATAGTCACCGCATGCATGAGTTGTAACAGAATAAAGGGTAGTAGAACACCATCACAGGCTAATATGACGCTACAAAACTTGCCTAAAAAACCCAATAAAAATACCAAATACTTGCCGATAGTCAGACATCTGAGTAATATAAAAGAACATATACCAGATGAATGGAAACTATATTTACCAGACTATACAATATAATGCCAACGTATTCTTATACATGTCAGGATTGTCAAGAGGTTTTTGAGTTATTTTTCTATATCAAAGACTATGATCCGCAACCAGTATGTATCCTGTGCAACAGTAAAAAAACAGATAGAAATTATACCGAAGACATCAAAACTCAAAGCACATCAGTCAAAAAGAGCGATGGTGAGCTAAAAACACTTGGAGATCTTGCGAAAAGAAATTCTGATAGATTAAGTGATGATGAAAAAATTCATTTATATCACAAGCATAATGAATACAAGTTCGAAGAAAGCACTAAGAAATTACCAACTGGTATGAATCGTGTGAAAAAACCACCAAAACCAAAATGGCCTGGACATCAGACAAAAATCAAGAGGAAACCAAAAAATGGATAGCGATCTATTTCAAATAAATAAATCTAAAAATCAAGAGACATATACGTATACTTATTACACTTTGTTTGGTCAACATGAAGACCTAGACAATGAAGGAAATCCAACAACGACAGATGAAAAAAGAGGATATGCATATGCCAGAATCAATGATCAAAATCAAACAGCAAACTATTTTATCAAGATAGGTCTATATGGTAAGATTTTTAATCCAATAGGTTTATATTCGGAAGGCAAAGAGAATAAATTCTTGTCTAAAATAGGCAAAAGTGAATATAATTTTACTAAGGTCAATCAAAAAATATTCGATATGTACTTAAACTTTTTACGCACTAAAAATTTAGCATGGCTTAATAATGCAGAAAGGGAACTGTCATGAAAAAGAAATTAGAAAAAACCGATATTTACGCGATTTACCATTTAATGGATAATGGTCAAGACGCCAAAGCTATAGCCAAAGAACTTAGTATAGGCATTAAGCTTGTCAAAGACACGATAAGTGCTCGACCAGAAATCAAAAATGATAAAATAAAAACTAAATCTTCTAAGGTCTCCAGTAAAGATATGATGATTATGGAAACTAGCGTTAAAGGCAACAGGTCTGTTGCTATAATGACAAAAGAAGCATCTCAGATTAATGATGCTTTTAGAAAAAATCTTGACAGTCATATGTCTAACAGAACCTCAAAGAACGCTATTTATAGACCCAATAATAAATGAACTACATATCGAAATATTCTAATGGAAAAGAAGTAACTGCGGTACAATACATCACAGAACTGATATGTGAAAATAAAGCAAGAAATGAAAAAAAGGATTTGCATTTTAGATTTTGGACCAATAAAGCTTGGGCTAGATTCTATAGGGATCAAATAGCAACAGCAAATAAGCTGGTACAAAAATATAACGAACAAGCTATTATTAAGGCTTTAAAGAGTCCGCAAGCACAAAAGATATACTCTTTGCGAGCGCCGCACCTTCCCGCTATCATAGAGCACGAGCAGTCTTTGTTGGCATCATCAAATAATATTTTGTCAAAAGAATACGATAGGTCTGACAAAAAAACATATAGAACTGAAAAAACAAAATCTCTTATATCAAAACTTAAGGAAATAGAATGAGCACTAAATTAATTGATGATGTTACTAAACAATTTGGCGATCAAATTATTTTGGGCGGCAGCGCAATAGTTGATAAGCCAACTTTAATTGTCCCGGTAAGCCCATCATTAGATATAGTGTTGAACGGAGGAATACCAGAAGGAAGTTTTGTAGTATTAACAGGACAGCCAAAATGTGGAAAAACAACAACATCGCTAGACTTCTCAGCAACCGCACAAAGAAAAGAATATGCACACTCTTCTTTTAAAGAAGGCAGGCATGTGTATTACCTAAATATTGAAGGTAGATTGAAAAAAAGAGACCTAGAAGGCATACCTGGATTGGATCTGGATAGATTTCATGTTATAGGAAGTCAACAAGGAAAAATATTGCATGCTGAAGAGTATTTACAAATTGCAGAAAGAATTATTAATGAGATACCTGGAAGCGTTCTCATCATAGATTCTTATTCGGCGCTGTGTACAGAAGCTGAGATCACATCAGATATGGATAAAATGCAAAGAGCCGACGGGGCTAAACTGTTAGCTAAATTTTGTAGAAAAGTGGCTAATGTTATTCCTGTAAATAAAAATATAGTCATAGGAATTACCCATCTCATGGGAAATCCAACCGGATATGGTGCAGAATTTAAAGAAAAAAGCGGTCAAGCCATAGCATATCAAACAGATATCAAATTAAGAGCTAAAAGTTTTAAGCCTTGGACGCTGAGTGCCGACAGTACACAAATAGGTCAAGAGATAGAATGGCAAGTCATATGTTCTGCTCTAGGGCCTCCAGGTGCCTCTATAACATCGTATTTAAGATATGGGCAGGGTATTGACAAACACATGGAACTTATAAATTTTGCCGTGGATCTTGGCCTTATAAGTAAGGGCGGTGCTTGGTATACATATGATAAAGAAAAATTCCAAGGCATGGAAAAATTACGCCAATATTTTATCGATCATACCGAACAGTACAAAAAACTAGAATCTGATGTTAAGCAAACAATGGGCATCAAATGCAAATAAAGACATTAGATGGCCATAGTCAAAATTGGCAGTTGACAGGCCACTATTCTCATGCTAATCTAGAAAATAGATCGTCTATACACTTAGCCACAAGGAGCCTTTTAAGGAAGAATTTTCCTACTCTACAAATTCTGGAGGAGGTTCCTATACCTGTACGTAGATCAGAAAGTTATTATCTAGATTTTTATATTCCAATGATTAGAACAGCGGTAGAAGTACATGGAGAACAACATTTTAAATTTGTACCATTTTATCACAATAATCAGCTAGGCTTTATCAAATCTCAAAAAAGAGATAGAGAAAAAAGAGAGTGGTGTGAAATCAATAATATCAAATACATAGAATTTCCTCATTATGAAAACGAACAATTATGGACACAAAGACTCAATCAGTAACAGATCAAAAAAATTCTTCTACCGACCAAATAAATTATTGGGACAAAATATTAGATGAATATGAATCCTCTCTTGGTCTACCAACGTATGCCAACAAAGTTTTACCAGAAGATGAATTAAACCAATATTTGACTATGGATAGAAATGTTTTAGAAAAATTGAACCCAGAAGATTGTGCTCAAATATCTTACAGATTGGGTCAGTTTTCGTTTCATATCCAAAGATCTATTAACAGAGAAAATGCAAGATACAATTGGGCTGATGAGACTATCAAAGAAGTAATTGCCGACGAAATTAATAACTACAAGGGCTATGGATACATAGAAAAATCTGCGCAGGCAATAAAACACAATGACAAGGCCACCGGCCTAAACAAAATAAAAAAATACGCAAAACAACGAGCAGACAGACTCACATACATATCATCTAGCATAAAAAACTTGTCCGACATTTTATTATCAATTCAAAAAATGAAAGTCAAACATGGATCTTAATTTTAAAGACCCCGAGCAAATCAAACAGCTCATAACATTATTACAAAATTTATTACCTTCAGAAGAGGCGCAACCAGAAGAATTCTCTTCTTCAAAAATCAAGACCAAGACCAGATCGACCAAAACTAAACACAATAATGAAAATAAATTCCTCAAAATGTCAGAAAGAAACATGCATAAGGAAGATATAGAAATTGATAGAAAATTATCCGTTGCTGGACCAACTCCAAGAACAAGAAAATTTGAACCAGTAAGCGTACAGTGTAGAGTTTGTGGTAAAAAAGAAAAGGTTAATCCTTCAATCATAGCAGACTCAGTAGAGCGTTATAAATGCAACAAATGTTCCGGATCGGCTGGAGGTTGAGTTGATGATTTTAGCTGACCCATCAGCAGAAAGAGCTGTTTTATCTGGTATTTGCAAATATGGCGACGAAGTATATCTGGAAGTTGCTGATATCCTACAAGAAACATCTTTTACTATTGATAGTAATAGTATCATTTTCAAATGTTTGAAGACTTTATGTGAAAAACATGAAATTAAAAGCATAGATATTGCTTCCATATTTTCAGTTGCTCAAGATCTTGGTGTTTCAAGTGTTCTATCTAGAAAGGAAGAAACACAACACCTGAAAGCAATCTTAGATTTTCCTGTAAACAAAGAAAATGTATTAAAATTCGCTGCTAAAGTTAGAAAACTTCAGATAGCCAGATTATTGCATGAACAATTAGAGACGGCCAAAGAAAAGCTATTATCCGTTACTGGTAGCGAACCAGTATCAAATATAGTATCAATAGCAGAAGATACAGTATTCGATTTTACTTCTCTGATTAACGATAGCGAATCCAATCCTGTTTGTTTAGGAGATGGATTGGCGGACTATGTACAATCATTAATAGATAATCCGGTTGACCAGATAGGTATACCTACAGGATTTCCGGTTTACGATCAGGCAATAGGAGGAGGATTGAGAAAAAGCACTGTAAATGTGATAGCAGCAAGACCGAAAACAGGTAAAACCCTATTGGTTGATAACATGGGATTAAATATAGCAAAACTTGGTATACCGGTTTTAAATCTTGATACAGAAATGACCAAAGAGGATCATATAAATAGAATTTTAGCTATGCTTACGGAAACAGAAATTGCTAATATTGAAACTGGTAAATTTGCAAATTCTCAAGACAAAAAGAAAAAAATAGACGAGGCCATACAACAATTATCAGAAATGAAAATATTCTATAAGTCTATTGCTGGCAAGCCATTTGAAGAACAATTATCACTAATGAGAAGATGGATAGTGAAAGACGTAGGACTGGAAGATGATGGTACGGCTAAACCATGTGTAATATTTTATGACTATTTAAAACTTATGGATAGTCAGGGCATGAGTCAAGACTTAAAAGAATATCAGGTCCTAGGATTTATGATGACCTCTTTGCATAATTTTGCCACAAGATACAAAGTACCAATCATGGCATTTATACAATTAAATAGAGATGGTATTACAAAAGAGAGCACCGATACGGCATCTGGTTCTGATAGAATCATATGGTTGTGTAGTAATTTTACCATATTCAAAAGAAAATCAGATGAAGAAATAGCAGAGGATGGTCCGTCTGAGGGTAATCGTAAATTAGTGCCAATTATAAGCCGACACGGAGGAGGATTGGATGATAATGATTATATTAATTGTCATATGAAAGGTTGGTGCGCCAAGATAACCGAAGGAAGAACAAAGTTAGAAATAGCAAATAATATTAACTCAACAAATTCAGATGGATTTAGTATAGATGACACTACAGATGACAAAAACATCCCGTTCATATAATCAAGATCAATTAAAAATTGTATGTGACAAATTATGTGATGAAATTGATTCACTATTGGAATATTTATCCATATATGATATTAAGCATAATGGGAAGATGCTAATTGGGAATTGCCCAATACATAATGGCGATAATAAAACAGCATTTAATCTTTATCCTTACGGAGAATCATATCGAGGCAATTGGAAATGCAGAACGCATAACTGCGAAAAAATATTTAAAGGATCTATCATAGGTTTTGTAAGAGGTGTTTTATCCAATCAACAATTAGGCTGGTCTAAATCCGGAGATGACACTGTTAGTTTTCAGGAAACAATAAAATTTATAGAATCTTTTCTTGGTGGAGATATTCATAAAATCAAAATATCTAAAAAAGACTTAGAAAAGAAAAACTTTTCCTATGTTGTAAATAACATTAAGACCATTGATAAAGAAGAAAATCTCAGCAAAATTACTAGGAACCATGTAAGACAATCTCTTATCATTCCTGCGGAATATTTTGTTGGTCGTCATTTTGATAAACAAATTTTAGACGACTATGATGTAGGATTATGCGATAAGCAAGGCAAAGAAATGTACAATAGAGCCGTAGTTCCGATTTATGATAATAACCATAAATTTGTGATAGGCTGTTCTGGTAGAAGCGTATTTAATGAATGCGTTCTGTGTGAATGCTATCATGATCCAAAATTAAGTTGTCCAGATAAAGAGGATAGATGGAAATTTCCTAAATGGAAACATAATAAAGACTTTAAGAGTCAAAATTGTTTATATAATTTTTGGAAAGCTAAAAATCATATCTTAAATTCTAATCAGGTTATTATTGTCGAAAGCCCGGGTAATGTGTGGAGGCTTGAAGAGGCTGGCATACATAATAGCGTTGCTATTTTTGGATCAAATTTTAGTGATAGACAAAAAATATTACTAGATGGATCTGGCGCAATGACTATTATAACCATAATGGATAATGACGAGGCTGGGAAAAAAGCAGCACTATCTATTAAAGAAAAATGTAAAAACACATACAATGTAATTAATATCGAGATAAACAAATCTGACATTGCAGAAATGAGCATGGAAGAAATCGATAATCAAATAAAGAGCTTCATATGACTAAAATAATAGCG